TTGCTGATTCTGTACTACTTCCACCTTTTACATGAAGTGGTACATCTGGTGCAGTAGTTCCTATCCCGACATTACCTCCGCTCATTATACGAACTCTTTCAGTATCAGATGTTGAAAACCTAATAATACCAGCATCACCATTTGATATCTCAAAATCAGGAGCAAAACTTGCGGCGGTATATCCAACTTTTACCCCATTACTTACGTCACTGTCACCACTATCAAAAGAAATTCTAGCCATTGGATTTGCACTGCCAGAATCTCTGATAGTTAACAAAGCATTATTGGTTGCACTTGTTGTTCCAATTTGAACCCGACCTGATGAGTCTATCCTAACTTTTTCGTCAGCGGCGGCTGATGACCCTGTTTTAAAAGCTAAAGATGTAGCGTTTGAACTAGCTGAAAAGTCACCTTCTGAAACTGCTTCTATACCAGCAGCTACTAATATAGCATCTGTTCCTGCTGCCTCATCTGGAGCTTGAAAATTAATCACTCCTAATTTATCATCAGCAGCAATATCTGTTTCACCTGTTTGAAGTGTAAGAACAAATGGGTTATCATCTGCTGTTGCTGCTGATTTAAAGAACAAGCCATCATCAGGATCATGTGTAATAGTTATATCAGTATCTGCACCAAATCCTAAAACTGCATCATCACTAATTAAAGTTAAATCATTTCCAATATTAACATTGCCACTAACAGATACATCACCTTCAAACTCTGCTTTGCCTGTAGCTAAAAAAGTACCACCTACAGATGTGTTACCAGCTATATTAACTGCACCACTTACTGATACAGCACCTTCAAAAGTTGCTGCACCTGCTACAGTTACAGTGCTATTAAGTTGAGTAGCACCTCCTACAATTAATGCCCCACTAACAGATACATCATCTTCAAATTCAGCTTTACCAGTATTAATTAATGTGCCACCTATGGAAGTATTGCTATTTACATTTAAAGTAGAACCAAGACTTGTAGCCCCAGCTATTGTAACTGTAGAACCAAAGTTAGATGCTCCACCTACACTTAAAGTAGAAGCAAGTGAAACTGCACCACCTATTGTTGTTGTTCCACCTATATTAACATTGCCACTAACAGATACATTACCATCAAATGTAGTATTACCTGTAGTAAATAATGTACCACCTACAGAAACATTACCTGCTACATCTATGTTTCCAGAAACTGATACACTATCTTCAAATATAGCTGCTCCAGCTACAGTTACAGTAGATGCTAAATGTGTTGCACCGCCTACACTTAATGTAGAGGCTAGGCTAACTGCACCAGCAATAGTAGTAGTGCCGCCAATATTAACATTACCTGATACGGATACATCGTCTTTAAATTCAGCCTTACCTGTTGCTAAAAAAGTACCACCTATAGAAGTATTACCAGTTACATCTAAAGTTGATCCTAAACTTGTAGCTCCTGCTATTGTAACAGTGCTTGCAAAATTAGATGCACCTGCTACACTGAGAGTAGAAGCTAAACTAACTGCTCCTGCTATTGTAGTAGTTCCACCAATTCTAAGATTACCTGATACTGAAACATCATCTTTAAATGTAGAAGAACCTACTGCATTAAACGTACCACTTACAGAAACTGCACCTCCAGCATTTATAAATCCAGAAACAGATATATTTGTTGTAACACCTAGTTGTGCTTCTACATTAGTTAAATTAGAACCATCACCATAAAATGCAGAAGCGCATACTCTAGCATTAGTAGCTTGAATATTTGTACCAGCTATTGTAACAGTGCCACCTACATTAAGATCACCACTAACAGATGTGTCTCCACTAAATCCTGCATTACCTGTAGCTCTAAATGTGCCGCCAACTGAAGCAGAAGTAGCTACATCTAATCTACCACTTACTGATACATCATTATCAAATGTAGCTTTAGAGGTAAATGTACTAGCACCTGCTACATTAAATGTACCACTTACTGATACATTATTATTAAATATAGCTTCACCCTCTACAGTTACTGTGCTACCAAAGTTAGCTGCCCCTGATACAGATACGTCATCTTTAAATACAGCTTTACCTTCTACTGTAACTGTAGAACCAAAGTTTGCTGCACCACCTACTGTAACAGTTGATTTTAAATGTGTAGCTCCTACTATAGTTGCAGTACTAGATACTTGTAATGTACCACCTACTACAGCATTACTAACTGATATATTACCTGCTATTACAGCAGTAACACCTGTTATATTTGAACCGTCTCCATAAAATGCAGAAGCGCATACTCTGTTATCTACATGAAGATTATTATCAAGAGAAACAGAACCAGTAACTCCTAAAGCACCACTAACTTGTACAGCATTAGTTGCTACTTTAAGTGCTGTATTAGTGCCATCTCCTGTTTGTATAGGTTTAAGAGATGTATCTACACCTTCATTACTAACAGCAGAACTTACAAGTATAAGCTGTTTATAAGTGTTTGAAATAAGTCTTCCTGTTAAATCTGTCATATTAGCTGCCAAAATTTTTCTGTTGAATCATAAGTGCTTGCTGCTTGATCCCATGTTAAATTTCTGCCTGTATCATCTGGTCTTGGATTTAGTATTGCAGGATTATCTCTAACATCAGGTACTTTATTTTGTGGATGATTTTTTAAATCGTATTGTCCTTCATAATCTTCTGGGCATACTAACATACCATAGCTATTTAATCTCATTACACGGTGTGGATAAACAAACCCACAAATGTCACACATAGCTAAAGCATTTTTAGTACTTGCCATTATATGTATCCTAATCTTGGAACCACATGCATAGAGGCTCTTTGTCTATCTTCCTGCATAGCTCTTGCAAGAAGTTCTTCATAATTAAGTTTTAAAAATTGTATTTTATCTGATGGAACACCGGGACGTTTCATTGACATATAATAAGAAAGCCCCATTGTTAAACATGGTAAAAATCTTTTAGGCACATCAGCATTTTGCACTGCTGATTTATTTACATCTTGTAATTCTTTTACTAATTCTAATTTAAGAACATCAGTTGAGTTATCTGGTAAAGGCCATACACGTAAGACAGGATTATCTCTTTCTCTGCGAATAGAGTATTGATTAGGTCTGCCTTTTTGTGTTTTATTTGGTATGAGTAAATATTCTTCTGAGCTAATTCTTTCTAGTTGTAAATCTGTATCGTCTCTATTAATAACAACTTCAAGGGCATCTACAGTAGAACTATCTAACGAATATGTGGCAGTGCTTGCTGTTACAGTTAAAGAAGAAACAGATGTACTCCAAAGCATCACACCACGATTCTGCCAATCTTTGAGCATAAGATTAATAGAGCGTCTAGCAGATGCTGGTTCATGACCAAGTGTGCTTTCACCACCAATCATCTCTGTAGCTTCTTGAATAACTTCATCTATATCTAGATTAAAGTTATATGTTCCTGAAACTGCCATTACTTCTTAGTCCTTCTTCTTACGGCTTTCTTTCTCTTCTTGAAAGTCTTGACCATCGTAGGCTTGCCTCCTACTCCTTGTGCCTTTGCTCTCTTCCTTGCAACAGCACTCTTGATCTGACCTTTGGTCATGCGCTTCGCAGTAGCTCTTGGTACGCATTTTGGATATTTCCTCTTGCTAGTTTTAGTAGACTTACGACCACAGGCTTGGAACTTGCCCTTTTTCTTTGGAGCACCAATATCAACCCAATCACCCTTTGGGCCTTTTCCAAACCATTCTTTTAAACTCATGCGTACTTACCACCACGTTTTTTATAGGTACGTACTAACCATGCATTTGCGTATGCGCTTGGATATACCTTGAACTTACGTTTAGCCTCTGACTTTACTCGTGAATAAAGACTAGGATTAAGCGGTCTAGGCGATCCTTTTTTTCTTTTTGTTTTTGGCTTTGCTTTTTTGATTGCCATCTTTTAATACCTTCTTTGCTTGTTTAGCTATTCGTACAACTTCATTCTTACCCATAACTTTTGCACGTTGTTCCATAACTGTAAGTATTTGTATTTTACGTGCATAAGGTTTTTTAATTCGTTTAACTTTAGCCACAGTAGCCCTTGCATCTGCTGGAGTAGCAAACTTTATACTAACTGTATCTTTTGGATTTTCATCAGTATAAAGTCTGCGTCCAGAACCTTTTGGCTTTTTACCTGTGCCTTTTTTAGGGTCAGCCATTACCTAGCACGACCACCACGAGAACGATACTTAGTAGCTTTACCACCACCCATGCGTCTTACTGTGCCACCACGAGAACGATACTTAGTAGCTTTACCGCCACCCATTCTTCTCAAAGCTCCACCTCTAGACTTATACTTAGTAGCTTTACCACCACGCATACGCCTTACTGTTCCACCTTTAGACTTCATCTTCGTTCTTTTCATCATCTAGATCACACTCCTCTGCATATAAATTGTTAAAAGTAATATTAGGATTCATATAACTATTATCTATCTCTGCTGAATGTACATACTGACTTGGTGTAAAATCTGGTGCTCCTTCTCCAGTAACCCACAAAGCAGGATTAGTTACTCTTACTCTATTATTAGGCAACGCTACAATGTTACCTGTAAATTCATCTGCATCTATAAGTTCTAATACATGTGATTGTTTATGTTGTGCTGGATCATCAGAAATATAACTGTCTGTATAATCTACTGTAAACATATAACGACCTGTATAAAACTCTCCATTTATTTTACAAAGCCACGGACTAGAAGATATTCTATCCATAACTATTACACTATGATTTCTAGCAGAGCAGTCCCAAGGTTGAACAAAATGTGTAGGCATTAACTCAGGCCATTCATCTAACTCTGTGTCTGCTACTAATGCAGCTATTGGCATCCTAGCCCACATAGCTCCACCGTGTACATTTTCTTCTTCATCACATCCAGTAAATACTACTTGAAAACTTAATGATCTATCTGGTATAGTATTAACTGCAAAAGCTAAAGCGTGTAAGTATTCTCCTTGATATTCTTCATGATTAGTTGTAAACTCTTTACGAACCCAACATTTAAAATGAGGGATGTTCGATATTAAATAGGACATTTGATTTTAGCATCTCCATCTTCTACGTGCTTGTCTCAAGCGGCTATTAGGATTCTTAGCTGCTTTTGGAAACTTCTTCATTTGCCCCGCTGATCTTGCACAGAAAGACTTTCGCCTTGCTGCTCTTTTTGCTGTTCTAGGTTTTGCTTCTGTTACGGCTGTTTGTAATTTAGAACCGGGATTCTTACGTCTGTATGCAGCTACACCTTTAGCAGTCATACCTGCACCAGATTTAGTAGGACGTTTATGACCACCTTTAATGGTCAGTCCTTTCATACCTGTTCCTTTTCTTTTTCGTTTACGTACAGCCATATTATATCTTTACATAAGTATCTTTATATTTTTGAATTAAATAGTAACATAAGTCAGCCCAATATATTTTAAAGTCTGTATAGTCTTCACGATTAGGTTTAACTATATCATAGTTTATTTTACTATTATCAATGTCTATAGCCATCAATACATCTTGTTAGAATAAGTAGCTTTACCAAAACCTTTCATAGCTTGGCCTACACCACGAACTTTACCACCTACATTACGTTTTACTTTACCACCTAACTTACGTATTTCAAAACCACCCATATCCATAATTTCTTTTTCAGTGGGTGGTACACCTCTAGCAGTAAGTCCCATACGATCTGCTACATCTTGTTTAGCTGGTGCAAATTCACCTGTCTCTACAAGGCGACTCTTACCACCTTTACCGGGACGTACTTTTGCTTTGCCTTGAGCTACAAGACTACGCCTACGTGCAGGAGAAACCTTTTCAGGAAGTTTGGCTTTAGATAGAAGTGGCCCTTGTTCTACCTCTTGTCCCTCTGGACCTGTTTTACGTCTACCAGCTAAAACATTAGAACCTCGTTCATCTGACATTTCATCTCGTTTTTGAGATTTAATTAAACGATTGAGTTCGCTTTGTTCAGCCCTAGTTCTTTTTACTTTAGGAGCTTTTGGTTTTTTAGGTGCAGCTTCTTTGATAGCTGCTTTTAACTCAGCATCTGATTTCTTTTTTGCTTCTGTTAAAGATATGCCTAATACTTTTGCACCTTTCTTCTGAAGTTCAGTAGCAGCTTTTCTTCCACGAGGTTTTCTTTTTCTACCTCTTTTTACAGATGTTTTAATCGCTGATTTTATTACAGACATGATTAACTCTCTACTTTAAAAGATTTACCTTGAGTATAATCTTCATCTATTACAACATCTTGAGGTGGTCCTTTTACATCTGGACCTTTACGTGCAGCACCATAACCTTGTCCAGTAGGTCTGCCTACAATCTCATCTAAGTTATGTGGACGTTTAATTAGTGTATGAGGTCCAATCATTTTTTACTCCTCTTCTTCTTTCTTTTCTTTTTAGGTGGTTTAGATATCTGTTGTCTAACACTTGATCTACTAATCATCGTACATCATAGATACAATTTGACCACCTTTCATAGCAGCAACTATTCTACCACCTTTTTTAGCCACAGCAAATCCCATATCTTTAGCTGCTTGTTTACCTTTTGGTCCTGAAGCTACAAGTGCTCGTACACCTTTTCCTTTACTACCTTCAGGTATAGCTTTACCACCAGCTTTTCTAAATTTAGCGGGAGTTTTAGACGGTCCACCCACAACATCCATCATACCCTCTCTAAAATTTCTAGCATCTTGAATTTTATTTAAAAGAGCTTTATTAGGTGTAGAAGCTTGTTTAAGTTTCATTTCCATAGCTTTAAGTTCTCTACCTGTAAACTTTTGACCAAGTTCATCTGCACTCATACCTTTAAGTTTTTTACGAACTGCTTTAACTTCAGGTAAAAGTTTTTTAGCTAACTCTTGATCTTTTTTAGTACGATCCGCTGTTTTAGCTTTTCTTTTAGCTTCTTGCATTACCTGTTTTTTACCATTATTTGTTTTTCTTTTTTGTTCAGGTATTGACGGTCTTGTAGGTGATTGCATTACCTTTTTTCTAGGTTTTACCTTTTTTAAAGCTAACTGTTTAATTGCTGATTTTAATATAGACATAATTAAGATTCTCCTCTTTGAATTGTATTTGGCCCACCAGCAGGAGAAGCAGCAACTGCCATATCATCCTGTCTTGTTCTTCTAGCCTGATTACGTAGTGCTTGAACTTGATCAACATATTGTTGAGTCCAATACTGTAGATTACTCCAATCTTTATTAAACATTGTAGCTTCCATCAGAGAAGCATAAAATAAAGCATTATAACAATACTCACTAAAATAGTTAGTTGTTGTTACACTTGTACCTGTAGCAGATGCTAGAGGTAATGGTTGAGATTGAGTTTGTATTTCTGTTGTGATAACAGATGATGGTGTTGGAACTATTTTTAATGTAAGATTATCTTTTCTAGAATAATAACGTGGTGTGCCAGTAGAAGCACTAACAGGCCAATAGTCCTTGACATATTCAAAAGTACGTGGTAATAAGTTAGTAACGGTGGTTCCAGTACTAACTACATAGTTTACATTGCGAACTA